GTGGCTTTGTTTTGCAAAGCTGAGATAAATTCGTCGTGCTGATTAGTCGGAATCATGACTAATAGACGGGTGAGTGAATCATCGCCCATGAGTTTGAGCAAGGTCTTCAGGTCTACGCTAACGCCGAGGGCGGATAGGCAGGTCAATATCATTACTCCATTGTATTGGGAGTCGCGATAGTTGGTGGTGAAGGCTCCGGAAGGTATACCGGCGAAAGTTCGCTTGTATACACGTCCGCTAGGGAGGTGAGTCGGAATGGATTTGAATGCGTAGTGCGTCCAATTCCAAAGGTTGGCCAACCATTTAGGGTGGTCGGAATGTAAGTTCGGGTGACTAGGCGCAGTGACAGTCGGGATGTAGCCATCTTCAAAGTTGAAGTATGTCCGAGTTTTGTCATTGATGTCGTCTAAGACACTGAACAGTGCGTACTTATCGAAGCGTTTCCAATCGATCATGAGGATTGAGCCTCTTGCGAGCGAGCGATTGAGTTCTTCGTTAAGTCGTAACCATCCTCCGTTTAGGGTTTCGTAACCCCATAGGAGTGGTGAGGAACCGATGTGAGTCTGGTAGTAATTGAACAGAGGCCAGTAGAACATGGCTTCAGCGAGAATGAAGGTTTTCGGGGCTCCGAAAATCATTCGAACTTTGTTCTTGGTTTTACCAGTCGATTCATCAATGTCGTCGATTTTCACAAGTGCAGGCTTGGCGTGGGTCTTGAAATAATAGAGATATTCGTCAGGATCTACGAGTGCGTGCTTGATCTTGTGCAGTTGCTGTCTGACAACGCCAAAGATAAGATCTTTGAAGTTACCAAAGCTAGGTCGGCGATCGGGAATTTGTCCTTGTTGGTACATTTCTTCGAGAATACGAAGATATTTTGCTGTGTCGGCGAAGGGTGCTTCGGCAGACGGTTTCCAGTTCCATGGGTATAGACGGAGATCAGCGAAATGGACAGGGCGAATCAAGTATGGGGGACGGAAGAAATTGCCGATCAAATTGATAGCATTCCAGTAGTGGTCGTCCTTAATAGGTTCGCGGAAAGGGATGTCTCCAGTGAAGAAGTCGGATTCGACATCATCATTGTTAGTTTCAGTCATTTTGTATGACATAACTTCGGAGTAGTCCCAAGGGTAGAGGTGCTTTTCGAGCGATAGACGAACAGTTTCTTCGTGTTCAAAATGGCCGTGAGTACGGGGTTTCCAGACAGAGAAGGTTTGTCGGAAGTGATCGAACAGAAGGTTGCGGGAAGTAATTCCGTATTCGAATGTAGTCGCGAAAAGTTGGGTAAGGGATTCCATTGTGCGTGGGGGAAGTGATTTTCTGTTAAGAAGAAAACGTAAAAATTCTAGTCAAAGAGTTAAGTGGGAGCAGTAAGCTTT